TGTTAGAAGTGTGGGCCTTTGGAGGCGACGATGGGTGACCTGTACCTGTATCGAGTCGATTACCCGAAGCTTGGCGCACACAAGATGACAGCGCAGTTCTCCGTCTACCTCGGTGTGTTGGAACACGAACGCATATTGGTGCCTGTCGAACGGTGTGAACACGGCAATGTGTATCGGCACATGACTGGTTACCAGTCCAACGTCAGACCAGAAATGCAATGGTGTGAGGGTGCGGGATTGGAGGACAACGATGACTGACTTGTACCAACGGGCAGAGAAATGCATCTATCAGAACAGCAACCATGTGTTCAGCTACGGCGCCCATGCCTCCACAGTCGAGGAACCGTTCGAATGTCTTATCGAGGGATGCGATGCCGTTTTGATGCCAGTGATCCCTGTGCAGGAGGGCAACGATGATTGGCTCGATTGGCTCGATGATTGGATGATTGGCTTGGGTAGACGATGAGTTTCGCAATCTACCGTAGCCAAGGTATAGTCATGGATATCCATCGTAACTCTCGGGAGAACCCTTCGACCCTGACGTGGAAGGGGCGTGCCAAAAGTGCATCCAGAAAACAGCGATCGAGCAGAGGATTCACCCAGGATGGACGGGATGAAGTACGTCGTAGAGGTCGAAACCGACATTCGCGCCCTTTTTGGGCCAATAATGTCGATTCAAGAGGCCCGAACCCTCTCAAACAGGTTTATTGGGCGAAATATGGTCAAAAAGGTGTTAATTCGGACGTTGGAAGACCCTTCGAGGGCCAATTTGCCGTCTGATCCGAATCAGATGCGGCTCGAAGAACATATCGCTGACATTCACGACGCCATTGTATAGAGTTGCCATATATGGCGACAAGACAACTTGACAATGTAGAAGAAGCAGTTGACGAACTCGATGAAGCTGTTTCACAGTCAATCGAAGACATTGACCGCGACGATCTTGCGGTTCCTGCGGTAGCTTCGATGAATGAGTGGCGTGAGCCTTGGGAACGTCGTGACGATGAATCCGAGTACGCATGGGCCATGTTTTGTCACTTTCGAGACCTCGGAGCGAAACGCACCCACATGCAAGTCGTGGAATACGCTATTCACGGTTTGAAGCGTTGGGACGAAAGTAAAAAAGGCGTTCCTGACGACATATATCTCAATCGGCGCCGCAGAGAGGTCAGCAACCTTGGATCAAGGAAAGAGTGGGCGAAACGGATTTTCGCCTATGACGCGGAACAGGAACGGCTATATCAGATTGCCCGTTCCGAAGCAATCCGCGAAATGGCTGAGAGGCACGAAATTGCGATTGAGAAAGCCATTTCGGGTTTGTTAGTTCCGATCGACGCCTTAGAGATCGCTATGCGCGACCCCGAGTTTGTGAAATCTCTTTCAGAGAAAAATGCTTCGAAACTGATCGATTTGGCGAACCGTGCGTCCCGTACCATCCCAACTCTCATGTCCGCTGAGAGACTGTCACGAGGGATGCCGACAGAGATCTCGGGCGGCAAAATTGAACACGAAGTCATTCATCGAGTAGAGAGGGATCACATTGGCGAAGTCCTCGCAGCATTGGGACAAGCGCGTATCGTTGATGACGGAGGAACAGGTTTCGGCTCTGGGGAAGTCATTGATGCCGAAGTGGTCGAAGTACATTCCGTATCCGCCGAGGGTGACGACAACTAGGGAAATCCCTGGAATTTCGCCGAAACAGACCGCTTTTCTGCTCCTAGACACGAAAGAAGCGATGTATGGCGGCGCTGCGGGCGGTGGCAAATCTGAAGCACTCCTTTTGGGCGCATTGCAGTATGTGGACGAATATCCGACCGCATCGTTGCTTCTGCGACGCACATACCGAGATCTCGACAAAGCCGGCGCTTTGATGTACCGAGCCCGCCAATGGCTTCGCAATACCGACGCACATTGGGACGGAATCAACTATCGGTGGAATTTCCCGTCAGGGGCGTCCCTCAACTTCGGATACCTCGAACATGCCGAAGATGAGCTCAAATATCAGTCCTCGGAATATCAGTACATCGGGTTTGACGAATTGACGCATTTCCCCGAATCACAATACCTGTACCTCTATTCCCGTCTGAGACGGACAGGGGACATGCCTGTCCCGTTGAGGCTCCGTTCCGGCACGAACCCTGGCGGTCCAGGCCATGAGTGGGTCAGGAAGCGTTGGAACCTTCCCAACGGCATCGATCCGTCCACAGGACGCGTTTTCGTTGATGCGAACCTGTACGACAATCCGTTCCTCAACGACGAAGAATATGCCGAAAACCTCGAACAGCTTGGCGAAGTGACACAGGCACAACTGTTGAAAGGTGACTGGACAGCTACAGCAACAGGCGGCTACTTCGAGACTGATAAGTTCAAACGCATCGGATGGGATGAAGTGCCATCAGCTTCAGAGTTCGCGGCAATCATCCGGTATTGGGACTTCGCTGCAACAGAACCATCCGAGTTGAATCCTGATCCTGACTACACGGTCGGTTTGAAAGTCGGTATGACACTCACAGGTTCCACAGATCCCGCATTAGCCGATTTCTATGTCTTTGACGTTGAGAGGTTCAGGGGGAACCCTGGTACGGTCGAAAACCGGATTCGGGCGACAGCGATCAAAGACGGGCCTCGGGTCGTTCAATGGTTGGAGCAGGAACGTGGAGCAGCAGGGAAACTCAACTTCCGCAACTATGCCGTGAACGTCCTCACCAACTCGACAGCCCGACCCCTGTACGCGACAGGTACAAAAGAGTCGAAAGCCCAGATCGCTGCGGCCCGAGTGAAGGAAGGTCGCGTGTTTCTTGTAGATGGCGAATGGATCGATGACTTCCTAGCCGAGCTCGGGATTTTCCCAATGGGGTCACACGACGACCAAGTTGACGGCCTTTCGAACGGCCTCATCTCGATCGACAAGGAACGGATCTTCGCTTCCCAAGGTGACATAACACCGGTCGGTCAGACGATGCCTTCTGTGCGCCGGCAAAGAAGCAGAGGCTTCGCCCGACCCCATGTAGGGTATTGAGGCATGACAATGATTCTCATTTTCAGCAGCCCGATCCAAGCAATCAAAGGGTGGCGTCACAAGCACCTCATCAAATCGACCCCTGTGCTGTCAGGTACCGAACATCTCCGCATGAATGTTCACGCCCTGCGCCAAATTCACTACAACCGGATACGTTGCAAACTGATCGGACATTTGTGGGAAATCGAAGATATTGACACTGGTAGCGACGACGACCCGTACACGTTCGGAATGATCTGTTGGCGATGCTTCCCACATATCGAGTCAACTCGGGTCGTTCAGTCCTACAATCTGTTCGCAATCTCTGAGAAGGACATCGACTGATGCTGCCATTCGTAGACAACGACACCACCCTGCTTCGTGAAGCTGTCCTCCGTAGCGAGTTGAAAGCACTCACTGAGGAAACGACAGCGATGAACCTTTACCGCGACTACTTCGATGGTGAACAGCCGCTCGTCTATTCGACAGAACTGTTCGCATCGATCTTCGGTCAAGCCTTCGAAGGGTTCCGAGACAACTGGATGAAAGTCATCATCGGTGCCTGCAACAACCGGATGAAACTACTCAACTTCCACTTCGACGGTGACGACGAAGAAGGCAACAAGGAACTTGCGAAAAACATTTGGGATGTGCTGCGGCTCAACGAAATCAACGTCCAACAGAAAGACCTCCACGAAGGAATCATGGTTGAGGGCCGAGGGTTCGTCATCGTGTGGCCCGACGAAGAAATCGGGGCAACCGTCGATTGGCAACCTGGTCAACTGTGCCGAGTGTTCTACGACCCTGACCGGCGCACCGAAGCATTATGGGCGGTGAAACGGTGGACAGTCGAAACCGGTGAAGTGTATGTCACGTTCTACACACCCGACTTTGTTTACAAGTTCATGGACAACAGCAGCGGCAAAGTCAAAAAGCCGTCCTCGTCGTCGGCTCTCAGCGAAGTCCCTGATGTCGGATGGTTCGGGAACCTTGAACAGCGTGAAGTCGCTAACGAACCGTGGCCGCTCCCGAACCCGTTCAAGCGTGTCCCGATGATCGAGTTCAACAACACCTCATACAAGTCCGAGCTCGAAGATGCGATCCCGCAACAGGACGCACTCAACAAGACGCTACTCGACCTACTCGTCTCATCCGAGTTCCAAGCATTCAATCAGCGTGCAATCGAAACAATGTCAAACGCACCCGTTGACGGTTGGCAAGCCGGCGCCGGCGAAGTGTGGCATTTCAAACCGTCCTTCGACGCTGACGGCAAACACATTCCGACACAGTTCCACAACTTTGACGTTGCCGACCCTTCGACATATATGTCTCCGATACGAATGTGGTTGGAACACATGGCAGCAACATCCTCAACACCGTCACGCTATTTCGTGACAGCCGATGCGGGCGGTCGAGGTGACGCACCTTCCGGCGAATCTCTACTCGTAGACGACAAGCCACTCAACGACAAAGTTGAGGACAACAATTTCTTCGTCAGGGGTCAATCCGATTTGGAGTGCAGCGAACTCGACGGGAATGCCCATGTCCACCATCGCTTTGCCTTCGGCAAGTTTCGAAAGCCGATAGTCGTGTCGTGGATCTTGCCAAACAGAGTGACCGACGAGGGCGTAAGGGTTCTTGATTTCGATTGCGTCAGC